CGCATTTTAAGAAAATCTTCATCCATGACCTTTCATGTGACGAAGATGTGCGATTCCGTACGCTCTTACAAACGCTCCAGAATTTGAGTATTATCACTAAATTGACAAATGGCTTGATAACCATCACCAATAAGTGTACATCAAATTCCTTAAGGAGACAACAAAAATCCTATAACGTTATTGTCCTGAGACTCAATCGACGGTATAAGATATAAGATATTAAGTAAACGATAAAACTTAATAAATTGTTGCGTGCTCTAAATGAGCCCTTTTACCAGGATGACTCTGGTGGCCTCTCTTGTTTTTAATAAATATCGAGAGAATATATTTACCCAATTATATGACGTTTCATGCTTAATGTGGGGTATAGATACCTTCCTTCATAGGTCCAATAGAAATGAATTGACCAAGATCAAAATCATCACTTCCAGCTCTAAACAAACTAAATTCGTCACTGACTGGAATACCACTGTTATTTGATGTAAAAGAAATAACAGTTTTTGTAGCTAAAGATGTGTTAGCATAACTATAAGGATAAAAAGGATGCACTGCATGTTCTGAATTCACTCTTGCTGGTAAGAAATGATACTGAGGTATTTCTACTTCAGCACAAGAATTATTAGCAGTATTGTGAATAGTAGAAGCAACGGAGATTCTATTACTATTACCGTAAGCGAAACCTGTTCCATCCTGACCCCCTAATTCAAGAAATGAATTATCTGATCCACTATCTAAATAAATAGAGTAGCAAACAAGTGGGGTAGCGGAACTAGTATTTCGTGGTAACATTTTAAATCTCATGTTTCCTCTACTGAACAAAAAGACTGATGACAATACTGACACTAAATCAGGGGTCACAATAGGAGGAGCAGCTGCTCCAGCTACACTGTGAAAGACAGGATTTCCAAATGGTACTACGTTGAGAAAAGCACTACTAGTAAATGGATTTGAAGTAGCCTGATACGTCATTAAATCATAAGACTTGAGCATGGATCTAAAAGAAGAAACTCTTTCACCAACACAAGCTTCAGCGTTTATAATGGTGTTTCTATTGAGTTTACTACTGCCGAGAGTAAATTTTCCAAAAGTGCAGTCTTCATCTCCCATCTGGGGAGTAACATTGTATACAGGTTGTAATACATTGTTTGAAGGAACTGCAAATTCGATATCATCTCCAGCAGCTACCTCAACTATGATATTCACAGTATCTGGTACAGTGTCAGGATTATTTAGTGTATCTACTGCGTAGATAACTAGAGTTCCAGTCGCAGCTGTGGCATCTGTGTAAGATATAGGTCTGTATGGGGTAGAACTAATGAATGGTACTTCAATCTCTACTTCATTATGCATTCTTATATCAATAATGTGTCTATGAACATAAGCAGAATCTGCATAACTAAATGTAGTGCCTGTATTACCGAGAGTTTCATTAGGAAAGAAGCAAACTGCTATTCTTCCGGAATGAAATTCAGTCCTAACAAATTTAAGTCTATACTTAATTGTGCCTCTCCAAAATCGGAAATAAGTGGCGCAAAATTGTAAAGGAGTATAATCCACAATGACCCAAGCGTTCGAAGTTCTTGTAGCTACACTAGCTAGTGGGTGAACAGCAATTGCATACAATTGTGCTCCGGGCACATTAGCTGAAGTGTAGGTTGGTTTTGCAACATAAGCGTATCTTGATGCTACTGAAGCAATAGACAATTCATCCATATCAGTACCACTCAAACCAGGCATATAAGATATCTGATTTGATTGGAATAAAGATTGTTTCTTGGACGTGTCTACGACATCAGCATTACATAAGCCGGGCATCATATCTCTAACAACTCTGTTAGACTGTGTCTGCAGAGTTGGTTTAGACCACCCTAAAGCTTTAGCAGAATTTCCAAGATACTCTGAGACCCATGCTGCAGGACGTGCGATTTGTGATACCGCAGGAATCTTTCCAATTTCACTCAAGAATTTGGAACCTGACAACAGAATGGAAGAAACCATCGGTTTATCCGTTTCATTATCAGAAAGACCCATTTGAGGATTTGCAGCTCCTATTAACTCTATATTTTCGAAATGTCCGTATACAGTAAAAGGAATGGTAGTATTTCCTGTGGAAAAACTATAAGGTACGTAGGGAGATAAGGTTAAATAACCTACATTTCCATATACACCTATATTAGTTAATGGGAAATAATTCATAGCTGAAATAAATGGTACTCTTAATTCTGCAGATGTATCGCATGATAGATCTATTTCTACGTGATAGAGCTGAGTTCTAGCTTGTAAACTATTAGTATGAAACGTTTTTGACGCTACGGTCTTGGAATTGTTAGGAGCTCCTCCTGTAAATACAAAAGATAACAAATATCTTCCCATACAGAAACGAGTGCTATTAAGCACAATTTTAAAGACCATATCGGCTCTGAACCCTACTAATCCTTCTAATTTTCTACTCCAAAGAGTATTAGAAGTGATCATGGTGGTAGGACACAGTACATCTGTGAAAGTAGACACAGTATCAGTAGCAGAAAGTTCACTGACTCCCATAGAAATGGGCATTGGTTTTCCTAAGAAAGCCTTGATGTCTTGGTGAACGTAATCTGTTGATGACTCGTGTAAACTGCTATTCACAGGTAAGTAACTCTTCATGTCACTTTTAACGACATTAGAATCATCAAGATAAGTGGTAGTGGAATTCTGTTCTACTGAAGGTAGGACAGTTTGAGTAACGGCGTTATCACCGTTTAAAGTAGTGGATTGTAAGGAAGACATAAAGAGTATACAGAATTAGTTTATACTAATCCAAATTCCTCGTCGCGACAGCTAATAGGGGAATTAGTAAAACTACAGGGTGGTAAATTCAATCAGTAAATGTTATTGGAAGCGTTTAGCATGTATGACCACAATAACTTTCTGAGTAACAGAGAAAGACACTTCAATTTAATGAAGTTTAACTTTCGTAGATCTTCTCCATATCTCATATTATAGTGCTGACTCATGTAGGTTCTTCCTCATAGAGTAATGCATCAACTTAACAAGTCTCCCTGTCTAAAATTAACCTCAGGATGTCTCTGAGTGCCTCATCTTATTTTTACTAATAATCCGTGAGAAGGATTATTAAACCAGTGGTGATGTTATTTATTTAACAATAATAATGTTCAGTAGAGGATTCTCTACTATACACTACACTGCTAGTTTCATAATACATCACTGGGAGAGTATATTCAGAATAAAGATCTTGAAAAGCTTCTTGGATTTTAATAAAATCTTTACAAGCTCTCTCTTTATCATCAGACTCTCTTAGACTTGTCCAAATACTAAGCTCGCGTAAAGCATTAGTACCATTTTCTATAGCTTGTGAATTAGATTTCTTTTTCCTAGTCCACAAAGCCATTTCAATGCACACAGAATACCGCAAAGGAGCGGCAACTTTGTTAAATCTATTTAATCGGAAACACCTCTTCAGGAATTCTACTTCAAAAATAGGTCTAAATTTAGTAACGACTTCTTGTTTCGTTTCTGTGGTAAAAGTATACCCTATCTCACTCATCAAATGAGATATTGTGATCTCGTTAAAAACGTCCTTATATTTATTTGCTACTGAGTAGATGACATCATCACCTCCCGCACAAATATAAACATTTGAAAAGAAATCGACATCGGGTAAGATCCTATACCAGCAATGCATGAAATTTAAATGATTTATAATACAATTAATTCTGAAAGTGGCAGGATGTCCAGATCCTAAACTTCCATTCCATTCATAAAGATATTGTCCGTTAACATGATAAGAATCATAAAGATCCATTTCAAGAATGCGTCGAACATTGTTTTCTTCCTTTTTACCTTTATAGAATAAGTAAGTTACATAACAAGCTGCTCTCATGTTAGTACTACTATGCGTAGTATCAAATCCGGAATAATCTCCGGCACCAACTTCTAAATCATTGAAATGTGTCTTATCAACACTTCCAAATTGATTTAATTTCTGATACAACTTATTCCAATCTTCTGAGTTTGGATTAACTCCTGCACTACAGCCTATATCTAAATTATTAGCATTAAACCACATATCAAATGAAGCATTATACATGCGCCATACAATATTGTAAATAAATGGACCACCAGAAAACATGCGAGTTTTGAGATTTCTTACCTTCTCAATTTCTCTAGTTTCGTCTTTCAAAGTGTCACAGAAAAACCATTGATGTCTCACGTTATTTTCGTAGTCTGAGATAACTTGAGCGACGTTCTCTTTGATCTCTCTGAGTAAATCAGCTCTGGTATCATCATGAACATTTCTATGTTTAATCCATAACTTCTTCAAGTCTCTGTTACCCGGTATATTCATTGGATATCCTCCTGAAGATTTAGGATTTAATTTACTATATTCTACTTCTTCTATACCGTCTAAGGCTTCTTCCACAGTCAAAATTCGTGGTGTAAACTTAGTCGTAGACTTAGACATAGAATTAGCATACCATTTCTCTGCTAAATAAAACCAATCTTCATCGAGCAAAGGTTTTACTACAGGACAGTACTTGTTAGCTGCTCTTACCATAGGATCTATGAGAACATCTTCTACAAGCACAGGTGCTAATTGGGCAGTGGCTAATGCAGTAGTAAATACTTTTCCAGCTAATCTATTTTTCTTAAAATCAGTGGATAGACATTTACTAGGGACTTTATCAAGTTTTCCAATACAAAACATACCATTTTGACACTCGACTGAATCGTTCTCATTAGTTTTAATGTTTTCTTTCAAAGTGACATTTTTAAACCATTCGAACTGATTCATAGTCTTAAGTTCTTCTTCTATCATCTCTTTACATAATACTGTAGAATAAGCATCACCAATTGCATTTCCTGCTATATGCATACCAAAGATTTTCCTCTTTGGAACACGAGGATTGTACACAATAAATGGTGCTCCACAGTCGCCTCTTTTGGTATCTTGATGATATCTATACGTAACTGGTACTGTATAGTCATCAATCCACTTCTTAGGTTTGACATACAATTCATTCTCATTTAACTTAGCATCAACACCATTGAAAGTACTGGTACCTTCATTATTAAAAGTAGTAATTGAATAAGACTTATGTGGTACGTCACCGTAATGATCAGACATAAGTGCAAACTTATCCAAGTTATTTGAACACTTAGGAAATGAATCAGGCATATAAACGAGAGCATAATCATATTCTCTCGTATGTACAGCTGAAAAATGGAGCAAAATGTGTCTAATAGAAACATGATGTAAAGCTTGACTGCTTTGTCTATTAAAATAAACTAAACCGTCTAAATTAGAGATATCTTCCTCACATTTAGCTCTCCATGTATCAATAAAATGGTAAGGCATAATTACTACCTGTCCCAATATCTGTATACAATAACCTTGAGGAGTTTCAACACCATTTGACTTAACTGTAATTCTCCACTGGAATTTTCTAGTAAAAGATTCTATCATCTCTCTACCAGATTGATCTCCAATTTGAGGATCGTTATTTCTCAGTTTATCAAGGAAAGCTTTGGTTTTATCAACTTTGTTGTTTGTTTTAACAACATGATTGACTCTCATCTTATCAGAGAATCCAAAACTTTGAGGTTCTATCTCGCTATTGTCACTAAATACGGACGAAATCATGTTCATAACATATTTAATGGCATAAGATAAACCTTTAAAAGTATATTGTACTAATTCTTTGCAGATGTAAAGTCCCATAGACAAATAAAAGCCATTTTGTAAAAATGAGATCAATGGACCCCATTCACCAGAAATACATAAATTAGTATAAGCATTTTGACATGCTATTTTTAAGTCTGATATAGTATCAAAACCTTGTGGTTCAGGAACTATAGCAAGATTCTTATATTTGTCCATTACTGATGTGAATGTCTTTCTATTATTGAGAAACCATTTCTTTCTATCTTGATGAGCAGAATAAGTTTTCTTAACTAAATCATCAAATTCGAAAGGTTCTCCAATAGTATTACCATCGTTATCACAATAATAAATTTCATGAAGATCGTCTGGCATAACACTCTCACCTTGCTCATTTATGAGCTTCTTAGGATCAATAGCTCTGTCCCAGACAGTAACTTTGTTAGTGTCCTGACATTCTACTGTGCAGTACTTCAATTTTACAGTTACAATAACATCAATTGTAAATCTTCGTAATAAAGCTTTTATTGAATATAAAGATTTAGTTTGTACTTTTACAGCATTTGTGGAAACGAACATAAATGGAGATAGAAAATAAGCATTTTCTTTCTTCTCCAATCTTGCCATATGGAGATCACACTGAAAACCATTAACAATTCTAATGATATTCATATGTTCATTGTCTGGCTGACCAGCTATATCTTTGGCTTGAAATGCATCATCGATAGTAACAGCGATTACTTTTCGGTGATAACCGTCCCACTGCTTGTTCTCAGGAGCACGATTAAAAGAATAACCCGCAGGATTTTGTGAATAATCTTCATAAAATCCATGTTCATTAGAATAAGCAGCTCCTATGGCATAACTAAGTTTTTCCATAAGCACTGATTTCATCATAGCAGGTCCGCCTCTAAGCATGACACAGACTGTTTCTACTCGAGACCCTTTGACATCAATTTTAGCGGCAATGAACTCTCGTTCTAATTTGACGAGTTCATAATACCTTTTTCTAAATATCATTCTAACAGGTTCATACTCATGAGTCGTTGGAATACTTTTAACAAGTATCTCTCCTTCAACTACATAATCATGTAATAAAGCACCGTTAGGAGGAGTAAACTCAAAGTCTTGAGCTCTATGTCTGTCTAAGATCAATCCTATTTGTTCATAGTAATGATCGACGACATATATAGAGGAATTAAAAAGGTCTATTTTATCTTTTCCCATGCAATCATGTAAAATGTAATTTACTACTTTAATAATGATTACACGAAAAAATTTAAAAATGTCTTTAACTGCTCCTTTTACTCGGGAAAAACTGTTCAATTTATCAAACATGTCTTTAGGTAAATTGGCAGTTGGACAATAGTATGTAGATATTCCACTAACTCCTAATGATAGGAAATTAGCAAACATATCTTCTTCTTCACCCATTTCAGGTACCACTTCCATATCTATTGATTCTTCATCAGTAGTAACGGAAATATAACCCTTGATCTTTTCAAAGACGTGGGAAACTAAACCATGTGGAAACATGAATTTAGTTAAAATCAAAGCAATTGAAGCTACAGTAATAAGTGTTTTATTCTTATCATATATGCCTTTGCCTAACATCCCAAGGAGAATAGTAATAATACTAAGTTCTCCAAATTTGTTTAATTTATCAAAGCATTGGTTTTTGATACTATTAGCTTTATCAGAAATAGTACCTAAAATACTTTGAGGTAACTCTGTAGTACTACTAGCAAAATTGCTGAGGAAATCATACCATTTATCTCTCTCGTTCTGAGAGGGTAATTTATCTCCTATTGTAGTATTCAGTCTATATATATTGGCATTAAAATCATCAATACCATCTATATTAAGTTTAGGAAGGAATCCTGATTGTGGTTCCACTTGCATTCCCTTACGTGTTGCAGTCGGGAAGACATAATGTACTTTGGATATTAATTCCAAATGTAAGTGGAGTTTCAGGTTACGTATCTTAACGAATTCGTTAAGGACGTCTTGGTGAAATTCAGGAGAATCTTCATCAGAAGACTCATAAATAGTAGTTAATACAGGTTCTGAAACCATTCTTAACCTTTTGAGACGTTTCTTAGTCGTCATTTTGCCTTCATTAACCATAACAATTTTATTTTCACCCTCATGTATAGAAGAAATCTTCGTAACATTAGAGTTAATCATAGGCATTATGAAATTGGCTATTTTAGTAAAATTGACATAAGGAACATCAGGAGGGCATTCTAACAAATTGTCGGAATAAGTTTGTTTGAATTTAAGTTTTTTAACAGAATCAGAAATTCGAAGGTTGAGTAAAAGCTCTCCAGCTGTATTTTGTTTGTTGTTTGAATAAGACATAAGTGTTTTACTGTTTTTAGTCACAAGCATAATATCCTTTCGGAATTGCTCTTGCACCGACTAACGCTGAGTAGACTCTCTTTGTAAATATCTTCGGTTTTTACGTAGACTCTCTTTGACTCATTCGTAGATGAATTACCTTATAAAGTAACATCATACAGCACTTCTCTAAGGAAGCTTAAGAATAATCTAGACTGTTGATATATCTAGTAAAGTAATAAAGTTCAGAATGTAGGAGCTTCGGGGCGACCCAGCAGTTCTCCATGAGTTATCTGGATATATTACGTTAGCAATGTGATGTGTGAATACCGCATTCACCGTTACCGTATCAATAGGTATTAATCCGTAGAAACTAATTGGTTACAATTATCTGTAGGTATAAATAATATTTAGTAAAATATTATTGGAGTGCGATAGTTTATCGTTGTTTGTTTGTTTGTTGTTTGTGTTTGTAATTTATATAACGTATACCGAAAATAAAATAACGAAGACCGAGCATAAAGCTCAAAATTAATTAAGTTAAATTCGATATAAATTATAACCCGCGTACGAGGCAAAATTCGGGATGAATTATTTAAAACAGTCGTATATAAAACCCTATACTCGTTGTCACAATGACTTCAAGTAATCCTTAGATTATATATTCGAATGCAGTATAACTGCA